ACTGAGGCTCCACAGGCGGCGATGACCGATCCGATGGCCCCACAGCCAGCCGCGCCCGTCGAGCCGCCCGAGGACCCCGCTGACGTCGCCTGCAAGCTCATGGAAAAGGAGATGGAGGACCAGCTGGTCGAGTGCGACTTCGCGATGCACTCCCGCGACGCGATCGACGTCGCCTGCAAGATGGGTCCGGGCATCATCGAGGGGCCGATCGTCAACGAGCAGACCCGCCGCGGCTGGGCGCAGGGCGAGGACGGCGCCTACCAGCTTCAGTACCACGAGGACCCGCGCCCTGCCTTCTACTGGGTCGACCCGTGGAGCTTCTTTCCCGATCCGCTGGCGCGCAATATCCTCGAGAGCGAGGAGAACTACGTCCGCTACCTCTGGACTAAGCGCGACCTGCGCAAGTTTGCCAAGCGTCCGGACGCCAACCAAGACGCCATCCGGCTGATCATCTCCGCCGAGCCCGACACCACCACCCCGCAGTACCTCTCGCGGCTGCAGGCGCTCACCGGCTCCCAGGCCGACGTGGTCCAGAAGTTCTACCACGTGTGGAAGGTCAGCGGACCCCTCTCGTCCGAGGACATGCGCGACCTCGCGATGGCGTTCGGCGACGAGAAGACCGCCTCGCTGATGGACGACGTCGACCCGCTCGAGGAGGTGCAGGCGGTGCTCTGGTTCTGCCAGGGCCATGTGCTGAAGTTCGGCATCGGCGCGCTCGACAGCGGCGAGTGCAACTACTCGATCTTCAACCTTGAGAAGGACGAGGCCAGCATCTGGGGCTACGGGGTCGGCCGGATGATCCGTGACCCGCAGAAGGGGCTCAACGCTGCCTATCGCATGGTGATCGACAACGCCGCGCTCGCCACCGGCGACCAGATCATCATCAACCGGGCGATGATCGAGCCCGAGAACGGCGAGTGGAAGCAGCGCGCGCGCAAGGTCTGGACCGTGAGCGATGCTGCGGCGAACCTGGACGTCGACCTGAGGGCTGCCTTCGCCAACTGGTCGACCGAGTGCCACGTCGAGGAGCTCTCGGCGATCATGCAACTCTGCTACCGGCAGATCGACGACGCCACCGGCATGCCGACCGCGAACGAGCAGCAGGACCCCGGCACCATCCCGGCGAACACCCCGGTTGGCACCGCGATCCTGCGCACGGTGGCGCAGAACGTGATCTTCAAGCGCATCATCAAGAACTGGGACGACGATATCACGGTGCCGTGCCTGCGGCGCCTGTACGACTGGAACATGCAGTTCAATCCCAAAGAAGAAATCAAGGGCGACTACAACATCAAGCCGCGCGGTGCCTCTACGCTGCTGGTGCGCGAGATGCAGAACCAGAACCTGGCGCTGGTGGCCAACATGCTGGGGCAGAGCCCGGTCTACGGCAAGTACATCAAGGGAGTCGAGGTCTGCCGCGAGTTGATCCTGTCGTTGAGCCTCGACCCCGAGAAGCTGATCGTGAGCGACGAGGAGGCGGCTGCTGCCGACGAGGCCGAGGCTGCCGCGATGGCTGCGCAGGCGCAGGGACCGGCCGGGCCTGACCCGGCGCTCGAGCAGGCCAAGATCGACCAGAAGCGCGACGAGATCGACCAGAAGGCCGCCATCTCCTCGCAGGAGAACGACGCCAAGCTGAAGGTCGCGAAGATGACCTACGACGCCAAGATGGCCGACATCGCGGCGATGCTGAACGTGAGCAAGGAGAAGCTCGAGGCTGACCTCGCCGCGCATGTCGAGGACAGTCAGCAGAAGGACCGCTCCATCGCCGCCGAGATGGCGGTGCGAGCGAGCGAGAAGGAACCGCTCAACAAGACGCAGGTGGCAAATTCATGATTGCCCCGAATCGCCATCGGGGCCACCGGCCCTGGTCCGCTATCCCGCTATTCCGACCAGAACTACGGCGTACATGCGGGACCGCAGCCTTGCGTGTAGCACAGCCATGATCGACCCGCAATCCCTCACCTGGCTCGCGGTCAAGGACCGCTGCGAGGCGGGGCTCACAAACTGCCGCGCCCGGATCGAGGCGCACGGCTGCGACCACGTCGAGACCGAGTTCATGCGGGGCCGCCTCGCTGCGTTCAAGGAAATCCTGGCGCTGGCGGCTCCGCCGAAGCCTCTCCCTGAGAGAATGCCCGACAAGGGCAACGTCTACTAGGCCGCCACCCTGGCCGCCGCAACAAGGACCACCCATGACCGACGAAGACACGCCCGCCATCGCGGCCGGCGAAGCTGATCCCGACGAGGCGACATGGCAGGAAGCCACCGTCGCCGAGCGAGACGACAAGAAGACCCCCGACGAACCCGCCGCCACCGAGGCTGCGGATGAGGCCGCACCTGACGCCGACAAGGCGCCCGAGCCTGCCGCCGCCCCCGAAGACATCTGGGCCACCGCCACAGAGAGCCAACGCACCGCCTACCTCGCCCTCCAGGCGAAGTTCGAGAAGGACCACCGGCAGATCGCCGGACATCGGCGCAAAGAGCTTGCGCTGATCAAGCAGCTTTCAGCGCCCGCCCCCGATCCGGCCGCCCGTGCCGCCGAGATCGACACCGCGCTGGATGGTCTCGAAGACTACCCCGAGATCAAGGCTGCTGTCCAAAAGATCACCGCGCCGCTCTACGAGAATATCGCCAACGCCGAGGCCGCCCGCGAGGCCGCCCGGCTGGAAAACCTCGTCGAGCAGGCAAACCTTGTCGAAGACGACCACCCAGGCTGGGTGGATTTCCTCACCGAGAACCGGGGCAAATTCGATGCCTTCGTCGAGGACGAGGACCAGCCGGCTTGGGTCGCCAAGGCATTCGCTGCGAACAAGGTCGACGTCACCGATGCCGCTCAGGCCGCACGGCTGATCGCCGCCTTCAAGGGCTCTCTGGGCACGCCCCCCGCCGCCGATCCCCCCGCCACGCGGACCAGCGACATCAAGCGTGACCGCCAGCTCTCCGGCCTCTCGACGCCCCCTCCCCGCGGGGGGGCGACGACCTCGTCTCTTCCCGCCTCGGCTGACCCCGAGGCGATCTGGAAAGAGGCGACCCGGAAGGAGCGGCTAAACCAAGCCTGAAGTCGTGGTCCGCTGATCCCCCAAGGACAGCAACATGACCCTCTATACCGAGATCAGCCCGCGTACCAACGTGTACGCGGCCAGGGAAATGCTCAAGCGCGCAGGCGTTGTGCAGATCCTCAAGTACACCGCCACCCCGAAGGAGATGCCCAAGAACAAGGGCCAGGTGATGAAGTTTCGCAGGTTCAACAACCTGTCGGCGATCACCACCCCCCTGGTCGAAGGCGTCACCCCGAGCCCGACCCCGTTCACCGTCACTGACGTCACCGCGACGCTCAGCCAGTACGGGCAGATCGTCCAGTTCACCGACCACATCGAGGACACGCACGAGGACCCGGTCGTCCGCGAGCTGAGCGATCTGGTTGGCGAGAACGTCGGCCGTTCGCTCGAGGCGTTCGACTGGGCGGTGGTTCGCGCCGGCTCGTCGGTGGCCTACACCAACGGCACCCAGCGCACCGACGTCAACACCCCGATCTCGCTGGCGAAGATTCGCTCCGCGGTCCGCACCCTCGAGCGGCAGAAGGGCCGGAAGTTCAACCAGATTCTCGCGCCTGGCGTCGAGTTCGCCACGCGCGGCATCGAGTCCTCGTGGATCGCGGTCTGCCATACCGATGTCGCGAGTGATATCCGAAACTTGCCCGGGTTTATTCCCACCGTCCAGTACGGCTCGCGCAAGACGATCTGCGACGAGGAGATCGGCGCGGTCGAGAACATCCGCTTTCTGCTCTCGGCTGACCTCGGGGTGATCGTCGACGGCGGCGGCACCAAGGCAGGCTCCGGCACCACGATGGTCTCCACCGCCGGCACCAGCGCCGACATCTACCCGGTGGTGATCTTTGCCAAGGACGCCTGGGCGCGTGTCATCCTCGCCGGCTTCGGCTCGGTCGATGCGCACATCATCCCCGCCGGCATGCGGGTCAAGGGCGACGAGCTCGGCCAGCGCGGCAGCGTCTCGAGCAAGTTCTGGCACACCGCGGTCAGGCTCAACGAGAGCTGGATGATCCGCATCGAGTGCGCGGCCACCGCCCTGTGATGAACCACGCCGGCCTAGCGCCGGCGTGACCATCCCCCATTCCCCCAAGGAAAACAGCAATGTACAACTCTGCAAGTGGGCTGATCGTCGGCAACGGCGCGGCCATCAACATCAGCCTCGGCTGGTATCCCGACTGGATCAAGGTCAGCAACCTGACCGACGGTTCGGTCTACGTCGAGAACACGCTGTCTCGGCTGGCGTTCGCCTTCACCTCGGGCGGCACCGCCACGATCGCGCAGGGCAACCTGCTCACCGGTGCCACCTCCGGCTCGCAGTTCTACGTCGACGCGGTGCTGCTCTCGAGCGGCACCTTTGCGGCGGGCACCGCGGCGGGCTTCCTCATCACCGAGGACCAGACCGGCACCATGGGCACCGAGAACGTCTATCTCCCCGGCGGCACCGACGACGCCTCGGTGACGGCGGCGTTCGTGGCTGGTATCGCCACCAACACGGCGGCGGCGGCGGTGACCACCACCTCCAACATCATCCGCTACGTCGGCAGCGCGACCGCGGGCAAGGGCTTCACGATCGGCTCGGTCGTGGCGACCGAGGCCAAGCTGCTGCACTGGGTCGCCATCCGCTCGGCTGCCCACTTCTACGGCCAGTGAGGGCCGCCAAATGGCAATGGACCTCACTGACCTCAAGGCGTACCTGCGCCAGATTGCGAACGGGAACCACCACGAGACCAGTCGTCTCCTGGCGAAGCTGACGATCGACCAGGACTGGACGATCCCGTTCGGGATTCTCGCCACCGCCGCGGAGCTCAATCGCTCCGCGGACGTGTCGACCCGGGTGGTCACCATCACCGCCACCGGCGCCATCACCGAGGCCGCGAACGAGGGGAAGATCAACCTCCTCGGCGAGGTCGGCGGCGATGCCATCGTGACCCTGACGCTCCCGGCATCGACCGGGGGCGGCGCGCGCTACAAGTTCTACATCTCGGTGGTCAACACCTCGACCTACGTCATCCAGAAGGCCGGATCGGACGTCTTCACCGGCATGGCCCGCATCTGGGACATGGACGCGGCGACCACCGAGTCGATCTACGACGCCATCGGCACAACGTCGTCGGACGTCGCCACCTTTACCGGCACCACCAACGGTGGCCGCATCGGTGACTGGATCGAGTTCGTCGACATCCTGGCCGGCTTCTGGGCGGTCGAGAGCTCGTCGCACTGCGTGGCCGGCTCCAATCCCGCGACACTCTTCTCCTGATCGAACGATCAGATTGATCCACCGCGATCCTCGCCCGCTCCGGTTCGCCGGGGCGGGTCTTTTGTGCGCGCCCCGACGGGAGGCTTCGCTCCTCCGACCTGCGCCTGAGCGCCGCTCTACTCCCTGAGCTACGCCGAAGCGCGCGCTCGCATTTTACCCCAAATCACCCGGAGCTTCCATGCCCCTTATCCCGCTCAACAAGGTCACGCTGGCGCAGGCGAAGGACTTCGCCGACGCCCACGGCCTCGACTATTCCGACATCACCGAGACCGGCCTCGCCGGTCTTGCCAAGTTGCGCGCGCGCATCAACGCGGCGGGCTACGCTGGGGAGGGCGGCATCGAGGTCGCCGAGACGAAGCACGTCATCACCGGCAACACCTTCAACGACGCTGCGCAGGGGCACATCGCCATCGCCACCTCCGATGGCGAGGAGGTGCTGCCCAACGACGCGTTCGAGAAGATTTGCGACGCCATCTTCAAGACCAGCGCGCAGAAGGTCGGCGACGTCTACATCCCGGCCAAGCTGGCGATTCCGACCGACCGCAAGGAAGCGATGCGCCTCGCTATCGCCCATCGCGACGCCACTCGACTCGATCCGCGCAACCCGTTCCCCGGCAAGGCGGTCGGCGATTACATCAGGTTAATGATCCCGATCCAGGACCCCAAGCACCACTCCGGCGGCGACCTGCCGGTCTTCGTCAACGTCAACGAGACGGCCTACGAGATTAAGCGCGGGGAGGTGGTGACGCTGCGCTACGAGATCGCGGTGGCGGTGCATAACGCCCAGGCCGACGCGATGCGGATGAACGAGAACGGCACCACCGAGGTCACCGGGAAGATCCAGCAGTTCCCGTACACGCTGGTGGCGTGAGGTTGAGCGCGACGGGGCAGGATTCGAACCTGCGAGGGCCGCTCGCCAGCACCCAGCCACGACCCTTATTGGCGTCCCGCACCCATAAACCTCTCGGGCACCCGCCGCGCCTGCGCAATCCTACCCCACTTTTCGCTGAGGTGTCATGACATTTCTCGAGATCGCCAATCAGGTCGCCTTTCTCTCGGGCACCTTCCCGAGCCTGACCGCGATCTCGACGGTCACCGGCCAGACCGGGCGCAAGGCGCAGGTGGTCAACTGGACGAACGTCGCCTGGCAGCGGCTCCAGACCGTCCGCCCGGACTGGGGCTGGATGCGCACCGAGTTCACTGGCTCGGTGCTGACCCCGACCCAGCGCTACGCTGCGGCCGACTTCTCGATCACCCGCCTCTCGCGCTGGATTTACAGCCCGTACACCAGCGACAGCGGCATCACGCTCTACCGCACGTCGCTCGGCGTCTCCGACGAGCAGCCGATCGGCTTCCTGCCGTGGGAGATGTGGCGCCGCCTCTACACCCGCGGCACCCAGACCCTCGCTCGGCCCGGCTACTTCACCGTCGATCGGAGCGGCCAGCTCTGCCTCGGTCCGGCCCCAGACTACGACTACACCATCCGCGGCGAGTACCAGAAGTCGCCCCAAGTGATGACCGCCGGCTCCGACGTGCCCGAGTGCCCGGTCGAGAACCACTGGGTCATCGTCTGGTACGCGCTGGTGCTGCTCGCCGAGAACGACGAGGCGGTGCAGCAGGACCCGCAGTGGCGCACCAGCTACAAGGCGGAGCTCAGCAAGCTCGAGCGCGCGCAACTGCCGCGGCTGGTCGACGCGGACCCGATCGCGTGACATGACGCAAGAGCCGTTCACCTTCCTGATGCAGGGCGGGCTCGACCTGGTCACACCGAAGATCGCGGTGAAGCCAGGCTATCTCCTCGCTGGCCAGAACTACGAGAGCCTCGAGCGCGGCCTGCACCGCTGCGACGGCTATGAGCGCTACGACGGCCGGCTCAGCCCGAGCACCGCGACCTACCACTACGCGCCGTTCACCGCAGGCAACCTGTCGATCACGCAGGGCACCGCCGTCACCGGCGCGACCAGTGCCGCCACCGGCATCGCGGTCGCCACCGCAACGCTCTCCAGCGGCTCCTACGGCGGCTCCAGCGGTGCCGGCTACCTCGGCATCTACGTGACCTCCGGCACCTTCCAGAACGCCGAGGGGCTGCAGACCGCCGCCGTCACCCGGGTCACCCTCTCTGCCGCCCCAACCTCGCGCGGGGCGCCTGACGACACCATCGACGCGGCGTTACTGCACGCCGAGATGGAGCGCCGGCGCACGCTG